AGGCCGGCATCGAACTGATTAAGCAGTTCGAAGGCGTACGCTTAGAAAGCTATGTGTGTCCCGCAGGGATACTCACGATTGGGGTGGGGCATACCTCCGCCGCCGGTCCGCCTAAAGTCGTGCCTAAAATGAAGATCACCTATCAGGAAGCCAACGAGATCTTGGCCCGAGATCTCGTTAAATACGAGTCCGCGGTGGATCGTCTTGTTACGGTCCCGCTCTCTCAGAACCAGTTCGACGCTCTGGTATCGTTCACGTTCAACGTGGGCGAAGGAGCGTTGGCCAAGTCCACACTGCTCAAGAAGCTCAACGCTGGGAAGTACAGCGAAGTTCCTGCGGAGCTGATGAAGTGGACCAAGGGTGGTGGTCGGGAGCTGCCCGGTCTGGTGCGCCGTCGTCGTGCGGAATGCGCCTTGTGGCGCTCGGTCAACGATAGGTCGGACATCGATGTCGATGAAGCCCGCGTCAAGCCGGATCCTCAGAAGCCTGCTAAGACGATGTCCAAGTCTAAGGAAGGCAATGCCGCCATCTTTACGGGCGGTGCTGCGGCCTTGTCTGCGGCGGGCGAAGTGTCCCGCCAAGTAAAGGATACGGGCGATTCCTTAACTAGCGTGTTGGATCTAGTAAAAGATCCTACGTTTCTACTTTTGGTTGCCATCGTTCTGGCTGCCGGTGCTATCTGGTACTGGCGTCGTCAGCGTTTGGAGGAGACAGGCGAGTGATTCTCCCCTTTCTCCTATCCCCGATTGGCCGGTATGTAGCACTCGGTGCTATAGCTGTGGTCCTATGCACCGGGCTTTATTGGAAGATCCGATCTGATGCCGTGGCCTTGGCCGAGGCACGTCGTATGGAAATCGAACTAGAGAGGATTAAAAATGCGATTATTGCTGGTGATGCCGTTATTACTGATCCTGAGCGGCTGCGCGACAAGGACAGGTTCAATAGAGACTAGCTGTTCGGTGTTCGGCTACATTACATGGAGCCAGAAAGACACGGACAAGACTATCGAGCAGGTGAAAGTTCACAATGCTCGTCGTGAAGCTTTCTGTCAGGACTGAGGTTTTTATTTATGGATGATCTTTACATTGTAGAAAAATTGTACAAGATTGTGCGTGAGCGGCGTAGCGTTGTTGTGGAAGCTTTAACAGAAGGCAGCGTCCACGACTTCGCCGCTTTTCGGCATCTTCGGGGCAAGCTTGAAGCTTGGAACGAAATCGAATCTGAAATCCGTCTTCTGCTAAAACAGAGTGAAATTGACGATGAGTGAACTCATCCTGCCGGAGCATGTAGCCCGGAAAGTAAAGGCCAAGGCCCCTGAAGCGCCGGCCGCAGAAAGCGTCTCCCCTGTAGAGTCAGCCTACGTTAAGCAGGAAGAACTCTACCTAGACCCCACCAAAATGGACATGACTGCCATCGAGCGGCTCCCGAAGCCGACGGGCTGGCGGATGCTTGTTCTGCCGTTCCGCGGTCAGGGCAAGACGCAGGGCAACGTCTACCTCCCCGACGAGTACGTGGAGCGTCAGACTCTGGCGACCGTGGTCGGATATGTGCTGCACATGGGCGCTGACTGCTACACCGACAAGGACAAGTTCCCTGGCGGGCCGTGGTGCAAGAAGGGTGACTGGGTGCTGTTCGGTCGTTATGCCGGCGCCCGCTTCAAGATTGAGGGCGGGGAAGTCCGCATCCTCAACGATGACGAGATCATCGCAACCATCGCAGACCCCAAAGACGTTCTGAACGTCTAATCTGCGCTATAGGGAAAATCCTATGAACGAGACGGAAGTCCTCAAAAAAGACGACGAAGAAGATATCGAGATCATCGAAGAGGCCGAAGAAGAGGCCCTGCCAGAACCGGAGAAAGCCTCCGAGGCCAAGGCTGAATCAGAGCCGGCCAAGAAATCTGACGACGATCTTGGGGGTATCAGCGAATCCGTTAAGAAGCGGATCGACAAGCTTACCTTCAAAATGCGCGAAGCGGAACGCCGCGAGCAGGCTGCTCTTGAGTATGCCCGTAGCTTGCAGGTCGAAAGCCATGCCTTCAAGCAGAAGGCCGCGCAGCTCGACACCAGCTTGGTGAACGAATACGAAAACCGGATCAAGACTCAGCAGCAGCTTGTTACGGATAAGCTCCGTGCCGCCGTCGAGTCTGGCGATGTCGATGCTCAGATCGAAGCGCAGAAGGCGCTTTCAACGCTGGCCGTCGAGGAGGAGCGGGTTCGTGTTGTTAAAAACCGTCCGCAGCCTCAACCCGTTCAACAACCCGCACCCCAGCAAGCTCCGCAACAGCGTGCTCCGGCACGCCCGGATCCAAGGGCCGAGGCTTGGGCTGAGCGGAACGAGTGGTTTGGTCAGGATAAGGCCATGACGGCGACAGCTTTTGTCATCCATAGCCAACTTGTGGAAGAAGAAGGCTACGATCCGACTGGAGACGACTACTACGCCGAACTCGACCGGCGTATTCAAGGCGAGTTCCCGCACAAGTTCAAGCGGCAACCTGCGCAGCAAGAGGCCCCGGCATCCGTTGCCGGTGCTCGCCCCACCGGACGGTCCGACAGCAACCCAAAACAGGTGAAGTTGACCCGTTCACAAATTGAGATTGCCCGCAAGCTTGGAGTTAGTGTAAAAGATTATGCGCGGCAACTTCAGAAACTCGCTCGTTGAAGAGGATTGTCGCCATGGAACGTACCCCGCGTGCTGAAACCAGCCGTGCTAAGTCTTCCCGCCCTAAAGCGTGGAAGCCCCCGTCCTCACTGGACGCACCTCCTGCACCGGAGGGCTTTGCTCATCGTTGGATCCGTATGGAAGCCAACGGGCAAGATGACCGGAAGAATCTATCCGCACGTCTCCGCGAAGGTTTTGAACTTGTTCGCGCCGAGGAATATCCGGATTGGGAACTCCCATCGATCCAAGACGGCAAACATGCCGGAGTTATTGGTGTCGGTGGCCTTGTGTTGGCCCGGATCCCTCTTGAACTGGCACAACAACGCAACGCGTATTACCGTCGTCAGACCAATGAGCAGCTTGCTGCGGTGGACAACGACCTGATGCGTGAGAGCAATCCCACAATGCCGATCACTAAACCTGAACGGCAAAGCAGAGTCACCTTCGGGGGAAATCGTTCCTCCGATTAAGTCACAAGGATCTGAGCAATGGCAAATATCGATGCCGCTTTCGGGCTCCGCCCGTATAAGATGCTCGGCGAAGGCGCTAACACCAACGGTGTTAGCACGTATAAGATCCAGACGACGGGGACTGCGGGCACTTCTAGCGTTATCTATGAAGGCACCCCGGTCATCCCGCTCGCCAATGGTCTTATCGACATCGTCGGCAATGCGAACGGTGGTACGGTCCCTCTTCTGGGCGCGTTCCTCGGCTGCAACTACATCGACCTCAACGGCACCCCCACCTACGCCAATAAGTGGCCTGGTACGGCTGCTGTGAAGTCGGGCACGGAAGCTACGGCGCTTATCGCCGCGCATCCGGATCAGCTCTTCCTCATCAACTGCGATGCGGCTGCTGCTGACTCGCTTGTTCACGCCAACGCCAACTTCGCGACCGCCACTTCTGGCAACGCGACAAGCGGCATGTCTTCGGGTGAACTTGCAGTTTCGACGGCGAACACCACGAACACCCTCAACCTCCGCATCATTGGCTTCGAAAACTCGCCAGCCAACGATGATGCAGCGGCCGCTGGGCGTCTGGCTATCGTCATGATCAACAACCACTTCTACCGTTACAATGCGAACGGTACGGGTGCGGGCGTCTGATCGGAGGCTATGACAGATGGCTATTACACGTTCCCAACTCCTCAAAGAACTGGAACCAGGCCTTAACGCCTTGTTCGGTCTTGAGTACGACCGCTACGACAACGAGCATGCTGAAATCTTCGACACCGAATCTTCGGATCGTGCGTTTGAAGAAGAAGTCATGCTCTCGGGTTTCGGTCAGGCTCCGGTCAAGGGTGAAGGCGCTGCCGTCTCCTACGACACGGCTGGTGAAGCTTGGACGGCTCGCTATACCCATGAGACGATTGCTCTCGCATTCGCCATCACGGAAGAAGCTGTCGAAGACAACCTCTACGACCGTCTCTCGGCTCGCTACACCCGCGCTCTTGCTCGCTCCATGGCGAACACGAAGCAGGTCAAGGCGGCTTCGGTGCTCAACAACGCCTTCAACTCGTCCTACAAGGGCGGTGACGGCACTGAGCTTTGCGGCACCCACTCGACGGTTGGTGGCGGCAACGTCGTCAACGAGCCGGCCACTCCGGCCGACTTGAACGAAACGTCGCTTGAGCAGGCGCTCATCGACATTTCGGCTTTCGTTGACGAACGCGGTCTGAAGATTGCCCTCCGCGGCATGAAGCTGATCGTTCCCCCGGCGCTCCAGTTCACCGCTGAGCGCATTCTCGTCTCGGATCTCCGCGTCGGTACTGCCGACAACGACATCAACGCGATGAAGAATATGGGCATGCTGCCGCAGGGCTACACGGTCAACCACTTCCTGACCGATCCGGATGCTTGGTTCATCAAGACGGATGCTCCGAACGGCATGAAACACTTCGTCCGTTCGCCGATCAAGACGGCAATGGAAGGCGACTTCGAAACGGGCAACGTGCGCTACAAGGCGCGTGAGCGTTACTCGTTCGGCTGGTCGGACTTCCGCGCCATCTACGGCTCGGAAGGCGCGGCCTAATAAGCCAGACCAAGGAGGCCCCGCTTCGGCGGGGCCTTTCTTTTACACGCCAGATATGGCACAGTTTCTTACCGGGTAATCCGGCCCTGTAGACCGTCCCGGCGGACTCTGCACAGACTACTGGGCCTCATCGTGCAGGAGTTGAAGCAATGGCTTCCACCACTTTTTCGGGTCCAGTTACCTCCCAGAACGGTTTCATTGGTAGCGTTACTGGTAACGTGACCGGCAACGTGACCGGCAACCTGACCGTCCCCGTCGCCACCGTCGCTGCTGCTGGTTCGGCTCAAGGCGATGCTGCGGCCATCACGGCTGGCTTCACCTATGTCACAGGCGCTGACGATGCCAAGGGCGTTCGTCTTCCGGCGGCTGTTGCGGGCACCGTTGTGATCATCAAGGTCGGCCCCGGCGCAGATCTCAAGGTCTACCCGGCGACGGGCGACAAGATCAACGATGGTTCGGCTAACGCTGCTATCACGGTCGTTGACGATGTCTGCTTCATGATCATCGCCAAGGACGCCACGGATTGGTACACGCTGCCGCTCCTGCCGTCGTAATCCTCCGTTAACACAGGAGGCCTGAGATGGCTGACGCAGTAACTTCGCAAACCTTGTTTGACGGCACTCAACGTGCCGTCTTCAAGTTCACTAATATATCCGATGGAACGGGAGAAAGCGGCGTCGTGAAGATCGACGTGTCCGCGCTCAAATCTTTTCAGGGCGCAGCTTGCACGGGCGTGTCGATCCAAAAGATCGATGTCATCACGGCGGGCATGGGCCTCAATATGTTGTGGGATGCAACGACAGACGTTGTGGCCATGACATTCGGGGAAGCCGATTTCGTTTCGTTAGACTTCTCCCGGTTTGGTGGAATCACCAACAATGCCGGTACAGGCAAGACCGGGGATCTTCTCTTCACGACAGTCGGCGCCGCAAGCGGCGACCGGTACACCGTCGTGATAGAGGTCCTCAAGTCTTACGGGTGATGAACCATGGCGGCACCGTCTTCTACAACGAAGGCCGGCAAGAATGAGCCCTTCGAGCTACAAGTAGCTCGGGGGCAAATCTCTTGGCACCGGTCCATAATCGTCTTTGGGTACAACGCGGACGTTGATACATCCGTTGAAACCGTGTGGCCGCATGGCGGTATCCTGGATTTTCCAAGCACGGCGATTCAGCTTTCTGTCAGTTCAGGCAGCGCCAACGACACGGCCAACGGGACAGGCGCTCGCACTGTCTATCTCGAAGGTCTTGATGCGAATCACAATGTTATTAGCGAAACCGTGACTCTCAACGGTCAGACGGCCGTTACGACCACGAAGTCGTACCTTCACGTCAATAACTGCTACGTGATGACCGCCGGGTCAGGCAACTCTGCCGCCGGTACGATCTACTTCGGGACGGGCCTTGTTACGGCGGGCGTCCCGGCCACCGTCTACGATGTCATCCAGTTTGATTACAATTCTCGTATCACGGGAAGTTACACTGTTCCGGCTGGCTACACGGCATACGTGTCCCAAGGTTTGTTTTCATCAGGACAATCGTCCGGAACTGGTCCCGTAACGGGGCGTCTGATGACGCGCGGGACGAACAACATCCGCCTTACTTCTGCGGTCACTACCGTAAACAACAATGCCGCAGATTACGTTTTTGAATATCCTGTGGTCATCCCAGAAAAAACAACCGTCGAAGCCCAAGCGGTGGGTACGGGCAATAACAATGCCTGCTCCTCCATGTTCATTCTTGTCCTCATCAAGAACGATGCGGGGACGCCCTGATGGCCAAGGCATCTGACATCAAGCGCACAGGCAAGGGGATCACCTACCGGGGTGTGACCTACGCGGGCTTTAACAAGCCGCGGGCCAGCACGAATCCCAAGAAGAAAAAGATGGTCCTTGCCAAGAAGGGCGACGAGGTAAAGGTCGTTCACTTCGGCGATGCCAGCATGGGCCACAACTATTCTGCCGAAGCGCGTAAGAATTATCTTGCTCGTAGTGCAGGTATCAAAGGCAAGGACGACAAGTTCTCTGCCAATTACTGGGCTCGCAAAGTCCTCTGGGCTGGACCGGGCGGATCTAAGAAGGCCCCTCCTGGTGGGAGTAGGTTCAAATGATGGCGAGCATTGAATTTATTTGGAACACCCTCCTGACCCTTATCGTCGCTCCGGCGGCATGGGCGCTTGTTCACTTGAACACCAAGCAGGAGCGGTTGACGACAACTCTTTCCGATACTCGT